ATCACTGCCATCACCCACCCCCACTCCCCGATTGCCTGTCTGGAACCTTGTTTTACATTTTCTGCCTGTGGAACCTTGTCGAGTAACGCTACGAGCAAGCTCGTCAATATTATCTTTAGTGTTTAATTTCTTATAACAACTTAAATAAAGGGAGATAAAAATGAGTATATTAAACACTGTACTAGTAAGAGCAATCGCTGCAACCAAAAACGCTACGAGCTTTGTTAACGAGCACGGCGTAGATATGGCTAAAGATGCAGTCAGTAAAGCTAAAGAGTTTGCATCTGATATATCAGCGCAAGCCGATATGCACAACGAAGCTAAAGCGTTAGCCAAACGCAGCAAAGCAACTGCTAAGTTCTACTCTAAATATGGCGCTGATATAGCACATGCTAGAGCTGGTAGCCCGCATTATCAAATACTGTCGAGTCATCAAGCAGATTATCAAGCAGAGCAATCGCAGTTCAGTGATGAATGCAACAACATGATTGATCCGAACGCACACGATCAGTCGTAACTCTAACGGGAGAGTCAGCGATGGCTCTCCCCCCTACTAAAAGGAACCCTACACATGGATATTTACTTATTCACTTTTATAATCTTATCTTTCGGTAGTCTAGTCGTAACAATACTCGTTATGTATGGACAATCTCATGTATTACAAGATGAGATTCGAGAGCTAGAAGAAGAATGTTCGCGCGCAGTTAATAGTTTAGATTTCAAAACTCAGAGACTGGTGGCATTTGAAGATAGCGAACGCCTATACAAAGAGCGTTTCAATAAAGCCAAGGACGAGATTAAAAACCTCGAGCGCTATATTCGTAAATTACAAAACGAGCGATTAGCATGTGTCACATGTACCCCAACGCTCAAAAAGAAAGTTTAATCTAAAAGGACACTATAATGGTTACACTAACACAAGCCGAGTATGACAAATTTCTAGAGATTATGGCTCTAGCTTCTGGAACTACAACCTCTTTAACAGAGAAGTCTTTCGCTTTAGATTTATTTAAACGAGGCATTATACAAATAAAGGACTCAGAATCCTAAATCTTTCCTTTTTCCCCGATATCCGAGAGGGTATCGGGGTTTTTTTTACTAAGCAGTGGCTAGTAGTGTGCGTGCTACTATCACTGCACTACTATCATCAACTTGTTTGATGATCTGCAGTGTTCGTGCGTTGCCCCGCGGGCAAGGTCGTCTCCACTGTACCGACTGTACCACGTGTGTACCACTTGTTTTACACCGTGTTGGTACAGCTAGACCGTTTGCCCGCAGTGGGCTTCGCAGAACAAAACTGCTTTTGTGCCAACTGTACCGCTCATATCTGACATTCTTTTTAGACCGACCGCGGACCGTGGTTCGTTTTTCTTGTTTCAATTTCATATATTAGTGGTACATCTGGTACAGGTCCATAGCAAAGCTTCTCTCAGAAAGGGTTTCAGCCTGTACCACTACTTTTTCGGTGGTGGTACAGTTTTGCTATATTCCCTTACTATTCAACCACTTACATCTGTACCACTAGTTTACGTCTGCTGGTACAGGACGAGCAAGCTCGTCAGTCTTATTTTTAATGTTTTTAATTATAAATTAAGGAGTTACATTGTGAATATAAAGATTGTTTTAATTATCGCTAGCCTTATGGCGTTCGATTATTTTCTAGGTCCCGATCGTTCGGAGTTAGTTTATTGCTGGAAATATGACTATCTTCCTAAATGTGAGAGGAGCTGAATATGTTTAAGTTTATCTATTATCGTTTTTTAGATTGTTATCTATATGCTTGGCAGTCTGCGACTATTGCCCAATTTAATGGTTATACGGGGTTCGTATTGTCTTATGCTAAGGCTCGTGTGTTCGGGTCTCACTCGAAGGCCTTGCGATGTGCGATTGCAGATTATGGTTTAGAGGATAGGTTCGATCCTATGAATGAACGAGTAAACTCGTAAGTATTATTTTTAATGTTTTTAATTTTTTCTCAAAAGGAGAATCATATGTTCAAAGTTATAGTTGCAGGTTCACGTAAGTTAAATGTTTCGTCTAGTTTCGTGGCTAGAAAAATTCAAGCGGTGCTCCGTAATAAAGATCCCAAAGAGATTGAGATCGTAAGCGGTGGTGCTAGAGGTGCTGATAAGCTTGGTGAAGTTATTGCTAAGCAGTCAGGCTATGCTATCAAACAGTTTATTCCTGAGTGGGATAAGTTTGGTAAGGGTGCTGGTTACAGACGTAACGAGGAAATGGCTAAGTATGCAGACGCTTGCATAGTCTTTTGGGACGGTGAAAGCCGTGGTTCCAAGCACATGATGGATCTAGCTCATGCTTACAATCTACAGTTGCGTGTCTACAAGAACGAGCAACCTATTCACTGTGTGTCAGTGAGTGATCTAGAGCTAGAGACCATCCCGTGCAAACGTTGCGATGGCTCGGGTAAAGTCATCTGGCTCAAAGACAATTCTGTTTGCTATTCTTGCAATGGCGAAGGACAACGCTACATCAAACATGTGGATAGAGTCTGGGAGCCAGTTGAACAGCTCGAGAAACAGGAAGAGTTGTCCAAGCAACATTGGGCTCACCAACAAGACCAAGATGAAGAATGGATCCAACAGCAGTTGGTATAGCCATTCTTCATGTACACTCACGAGCAAGCTCGTGGGTGTATTTTGTTGTGTTATTATTACCTATAAGGAGTAGGTTATGACTAAGCGTGAACCGTTAGATTTCGATACTAAAAATCAAAATTCAGTCACCGAGTCTTTAAGTGCTGAATCTCAGGTTGTGCAACCAACCATTCGCATTACAAATCTTTCATTGCAAGATGAAGATGGTGTAATTTTAGAGTTCAAATCACATAGCAATTAGGAGGATTGACTATGTTTAGAAAGATGTCCGAAGAAGAGTTAGATATTGTGCTAGATCTTGTGCGTTTTTTCTTAATTACTGTGTGCGAGGTTGAAATCAAACCTAAAGAGTGCACGGCTGAAGAGTACAAGCTCGCTAAAGATGGAGAATATCCTACCCACAATCACTAGCTGGGTAGATTTCCAAACCTCAATACACGAGCAAGCTCGTGATTATTATTTTTAATGTTTTATTTTCTTTTAATCTTAACTATAAGGAGTAAATGTCTATGTCTAAACCAGATATATTCGATCCATCCGATCAAGAGATCGGTCCAGAGTTGGTTCCAACACAAGAGACACCTGAGTCTGCACACGTACCAGATACGAATGCTGATCCAGAAGGTGTTGAGGCTCGTGAGGCAAAACCTGATGTCGCCTTACCTGACTTCTTCTTCAAGAAGTACACGTTGGATACTCACGGAAACCCAACTTTCACAACTTCGCTTATCGAAGGCGTCATGAAAGTCTATGACGAGAAAGTTGATACAGAAATGATGTTCTCTGGAGAAGACATCGTTAAAGAAGAGGCTTACTATGCAGATCAAGTTCAGGCTTATGCTAATGGTTTGCTACCTCTTCTAGAAGTTGATCCTCAGACAACTGGTATCTCAGTCTTGCAACATTTGACTCGTACATGCGCAGAGTTCATCTCTGTCAACTATGAGTACTCCGATTCTATATCGGCACTTACAATGACTGACGACATTCCAACTTGGCTGACTGAACGCGAAGAGAAAATGTTCGATCTCGGTCGTAAGTTCAGACTATGCAGAGATGCCATCAACAGTCTCGATGACAAATTCGGCTTGAAAGACACCTCACTAAAACGTGAACGAGTCCAAGCAGAAGTCGAGAGACGTATGCAACGTTTGGCAGAGTGGAACTTCAATCAACATGCTGACACTTCTGGAAAAACAAACAACAGCATGAACAAGGCTACTGCTGATCACTGCAGGAAAATGGCTCAATCTGCCTAATTTGAACTGTGTCCTGAGCATGACGAAAACTGCTCACTTAACCCTGTATCTGACCTTAAAAAGTCGGGTACAGGGTTTTTTTATGGCAAGTTAGTATTTCTGTGTGCGCCTTTTTATGTGTGCCAGTTAAATACTTACTTTTACTTAACCATTCATATCCAGTTAATTTTGTGTTTTATTATTTATTAACTAAAAGCATAGAGGAGTAAAATATGCACACTATACGTCCAAAGCATCTTATCGAAGAGATTATTGAGAACATGTTCTGTGGTCTCAATACTATGATCTGGGGTGGTCCAGGCATTGGTAAATCTGAGATTCAAGATCAAATCGCTAAACAAACAAATCGAAATCTACTTGATTTCCGAACAAACCTATTCGACCCAGTCGATGTGCGTGGTGTTCCATACGTGGCACAGCAGTCGTCTACTAAGAAACGGTTTACACGTTGGGCTGTGCCTGACGTCTTTCCTATCGCTGAACGAGATGGCGACAAAGGTATATTCTTGCTTGACGAATTACCTACGGCCCCGCCTGCTACTCAGAATGCGTTTCTTCAATTATTGATTACCCGTCAAGTCGGTGACTACAAGTTACCACAAGGGTGGTCCATCGTTGCTGCTGGTAACAGACTAACTGATGCCGCAGCTGTCTATCAAATGCCATCACCTGTAAGAAACCGTCTTTCACACTTTGAACTCGAACCACACATTGATGATTGGTGTGATTGGGCTGGTGTTAATGACGTTGACCCTACATTGATTTCGTTCTTACGATATCGACCAGGGTTGTTGTATGACTTCAATGCAGAGAACTATGCTTTTCCTACTCCTCGTAGTTGGTCTTACGTTGACCGTAGGCTCAAAAGCCCTCATGTCAATGAAGATACTTTGTTCTATGGAGTCTCTTCACTAGTCGGTGACGGTCCTGCGGGAGAATACATGGCTTTCAGACAGATCTATACTTCGTTGCCTGATATAGATGCACTGATCGCTAATCCTGCAACGTACAAGAAGGATGACAATCCAGCCGTCTTGTATGCTCTTACAGGTGCTCTGGCAGCTCAAGCTTGTGTGAAGAAGATCAAAAACATCATGCGAGTTGTAAGTAAGCTACCTACTGAGTTTCAGGTGGTTGCTGTAAAGAGTTGTTTATCTACGGATAAAACACTCATCTCTGACCCCGCGATGAAATCGTGGATTACTACTAATTCTAATGTACTTTTATAAAGGAGTGGAATATGGCTACAGTTAGAATGTCTCATCAACTAAAATATGATATCAGACAAAATTACAAAGCAGCGTTCAACAAGGTTCATCCGTTGCTGCAAATAGGTTCTTATTCATCACAACCTAAAATTGACACCAATATTAGTGACTCTTTGTATACTCAATACTTCAAACCTCTGTACGACAAGTACCATGAGTTCTACAAAGATCCTGTGTTTGCAAATGTAGGTGACTTCGATCAAATAAAGAATGGTAATGAGTTTTACATTGAATTACCTCTTTATGACGTCAGTTATGGTTTTGACAACCAACATCGCAACGAAGACGCTACTGAGTATTGTGGTACAGACCGAGCTGCAGATTTGTCTAAGGACCCTCAGAACAATGTTCGACAGATTGTACTAGAGCCTGAGAGTAAAAGCGTAAAGCTTTATACTTCTTCAGAACGTCCTTTTGCTGTAGCTGGTCAAAGCTATGGTGGTTCTGAGATACATCGTCTTCAATTTGTACAATCTGATGTACAAAATTGTCCAAACTTGACTGCAATACAAGAAACAATGCTTGAGTTTTCTAAACTAAAAGTATTACGTGCTTTCGAGGTATCAAAACTTTCAATCTTACTTGAGCAATTTACTACGCTAAATCAAGCACTTAAAGCTTGGGACGGCATACGTAATCTTGTCGACAGTGAGCGTCTTGCTAAAGTCAATGAGAAAGTGTATCGCAAGCGTAAACAACAAAAACAAAAACAAGCTGTTGATACTACAATGGATGACGTTGGTATCAATGACACTCTTCTAACTGCTTCTTTACTGGAGGACGACTGATGTCTGAAGCAATGCAAGCTTATACCAAAGCACGGGCTGGTCTTATACTAGATCAGCCTTTCTTTGGCACTCTGTCTCTACGGCTAACACCCATAGAAAATCCAGATGTGCCTACTGCCTGTACAGACGGCAAAGTAATTATGTTCAACCCTAAGTGGTTTCTTAAACTTAGTTCTATACAACGTATCGGTCTTATTGCACACGAGGTAATGCACGTGGCTTTACTGCATATGCTTCGTAGGCAGGAGCGAGATCCCAAGCGTTGGAACATCGCAGCTGACTATGTAATCAATCCAGCATTGAAACAATGCGGTATGGTTTTGCCTCATGGTGAGCTTGATGATCCACAATACCACGGTATGGAAACCGAACAAGTATACAATCTTCTTCCCGAAGACATAGGTCAAGATCCTATAAATGGTGTACTACTGATTGACGGTTCCGACCCTGGTGGTTGTGGTGAAGTAATCGACCACGGATCGGTGTCCGATGGCAAAGGTTCAGGTAAGTTTGAGGCTGACATACAAATTGCTATCCAGCAAGCTGCTGAGGTAGCTAAACGTGCAGGTAAACTACCTGGTCAAATGCAAGAACTTATTGAGAAAGTGCTTGCTCCTAAAGTAGATTGGGCTATGGTTCTTGCTAGGTTTTTACGTGCTAACAACAAATCAGACTTTACATGGATCAAACCAAATCGTAGATTTATCGCACAAGGTATGTATCTGCCTTCTTTGCACAATCCTTGTTTGTCTGAGATTGCAATCATTACAGATACGTCTGGTTCAACAGATGATTACAAAGAACAGTTTGTAGCTGAGACATGTCATGTATTGCATGACCTTAACCCTGAACGTATACATTTTATACAGTGTGATTATGAAGTGCAGGATTATCAGCAATACACACGCGAAGATCTACCACTTAAAATTACTTACAGCGGTGGTGGTGGTACTGCTTTTGAGCCTGCGTTTGAGTATATCAAAAAGCATTGCCCTCAAATCACTGCAGCTGTGTATCTTACTGATCTAGAATCAGACGAGTTTGGTCCAGAACCCCCCTATCCAGTTCTTTGGGTGTCAACTAATTTGGAGGAAGCGCCTTATGGTGAAATTGTCAAAATGTAAGAAACTCCTGCATGAGTATAAAAATGCAATTTTGTGCGGTAGCATCGCTTTACTTGGTGCTCTCGCTTTGGTGTCTACTATACATCACGCTATTACTTTGGTAACAGTTGTGTTCTTAGTAGGTGTTTGTTTTTATGTATTATGGAGTAATTCAAAATGAGTATTCTCAGTTCTGTTACAACAATTTTATGGATCCTTATTGAAGCAATTCAATTTGGGTATATGGCTTACTTAATGTGGAGGAGTCGCAACAATGTACTTAATCGGCATATTCAGCGCGTTCGGTCTGCTGCTGCTTGCGCTTAAAATCGGCGGTCGCAAAGCTATCGGTCACGATATTTTTGTCGACATTCTTATCACTCTTACCCTGATGGTCTCATTCTATGGGACTTTCAGCGGTATGGCTGCTGCTATGGTTGGTGGTATGTGTGCTTCTATTGTTTTGTTTATTATGAAGAAAACAATGGTGCACGAGAAAATGTCTATCAAATCTAAGCCAGTCAAAATGTACAAACTTAATTTTTCTAAACCAACTGTGCAATGGGAAGAGTATCAACCTGATTGGACAAAGGAGTAAAAAATGAAAGGAAAACAACCTCAACATGTTGTATTAAATCTAGGGAGGAAAGATTCACCAGCTGTACAAGAAGCACTAAAAACGCTTGATGAGGTTCAAAAAGAACTTCAAAAACAGACTCATTTAAGAGTTAGTAGAGCACATACTCTACAAGTATTAATAAAACATTGGCAAAAAACTAAAGGAGATGACTATGGGATTCGATATCTATGGATCTAACCCAGACCTAAAATACGAACGTCCTACTATGGATTGGGATTCAAAGCCAACAGATGAAGAAAAGGACAAGTACTTCAAAGCTACAGATCAATTTGAACAAGACCACCCAGGTTATTATTTTCGTAACAACGTATGGTACTGGCGTCCTTTGTGGCATTACATATGCGAAGCTGTAGCTCCCAAAATTTTATCTGACGATGATAAAAACGGTGGCACTTACAATGATGGTTACAAGATAAATGCTGTAAAAGCCATTTATATTGCAGATAAAATTCAACAGCTTGATGAGTCAGGAGAACTAGATTCTTATGCAGAGCAGTTTGAGAAAGCTAGAAAATCTTTACCTAAAACCACTTGTGAACATTGTGGTGGTAAAGGTGAACGAAATGACAAACATGTGAAAGGTAAATGTAACGCTTGTGATGGTTCAGGTAAAGCTGACCATATGGGTTCGCATTATCCTTTTGACGCTGATAACGTGCGTGAGTTTGGTAAATTTTGCCGTGCTTCAGGCGGCTTTGAGGTATGTTGATATGGTTTTTCTAGATTTTGAATACAAAGAAATCGTCAGAGCCAACAACGGTTCGTCTAGACTTGTAATCATTGGCTATATAGAACAATGCCGTAGTGGTTACTTTTTTAGACCAAAAGGTAGAGCGTATACTGACTTGAAGAAAACAAAAAGATTTAAAACTCCAAGTAAAGTTAGAGCTTATATTAGAGATCATTACAACATGAAAGGCCCTTGGTATGACACTTCTTTAGTTGATGAGTTACATGAAGAAGCTTTAGAAGATGACAATTGGGGACATAACACTTAACTATTTTGCTTTACAAACTTTGGCCCAGCCGATGCGTAATGTACTTCGTACATTACCCATCTCCGTTTCCCTCGCCCACAGGGCTCGGAAAACTGCTCGCCAAAGATTCGTAATGCAAAGGAGATACAATGAAAACAAATATATCTATAGAATTAACTGACGAAGAACGTCTTAACTTAGGTCAGAAATATCTTAACACTAAGAATAAAAAATTACTTACTCGTATTCAACTTGATGATATGGTACAAAACTATATTAGATTTTTACTAGATGACGATAATACAGTCAAGCAAGCTACAGATGAGTTTATAAAGTACAAACCTAAAATAATTTATTACCATAATGGTAGGAAAATACCCAAAAGTGAATGGGACTTAGTGCCAGATGGACCAAGAAAATTTTATGGGATTGACTAAACATAGAAGCCACGCGGTTTATTCATGCCGTATTTCCGCAAGCTTAGTGCACTTGTGTGGCCCAACGCACTTTAGTCACGAGGGCTTACTTTTCGTGCCTTTATTGAGCAAGCGTGGTTCACTTGTGTGACGAAACGAACCTTACTGAATTCCTTGCAGGATAGGGGGTTACACCAAAAGCAGTGACAGGTTAGCGTGTGTAATCTAATAATCTGAACAGGTCGCGCCTGTTGATGTTCATAGTTCCCCTGTTTTTTTATGGTACTTCTCAAAGGCTGAGTCGCACTCGCATAAGGGAGAAGCTAAGTTAGTCAGTTAAAACAGATGCATGCCTAGACTGATAAGCCGTTTTTTACGTTAAGACAGTCAGTTACGACCGAAGAGGCTAGAGATTCTCAAAAGCAGTTTGAAACATGCAGCCTACTGCCCTCCTGATACACGACTGTCTTAGCTTTTATATAAAAAAAGGCGACTTTTCAGCCGCCTTTCATCCCATTGTTTAGTAAAGGAGATTAAACTAAATTTTGGGGGGGAACACCCTTAGCTGAAGTATCCATATATTGTTATTGTTCCAGCTACACTTGTAGCAGGAGCAACTTGTACATGAATATCAATTGTGTCATCAGCTGAAAACGCTAGAGGACCTTCTGCAAATGCTGTGCCAGCATCGTCATCAGAGCTCCAAACACTAGCAACTGAAGAACCGCCAGCCTGTCCAATAGTTGAACCATCAATAATATCGTCTGATGTAGCAGCCGTAGCAGAATCACTGTTACCATAACCTACGTCAAGTACAACCGCTGGAGAACCGTTTGTATCAATATCAGTAGATTTGATTCTTACTGCATGTAGTTCTTCACCTGCAAATACATCTAGTGCTTGAATTACATCATTAAGAGCTAATGTACTAGTTGCGATTGTTGCTTTACGCACGAATAAGCCACCCGAAGGAAACTGTTTGTAAGCTGAATTACCATCAACATTACCACTTTTGTGTAGAGTTGCTATTGTAGCCATTTTTTATTTACCTCTGTTAATTAAAATTATGTTACTCTAGTTTTAACATAAGCTGTTTTCAGAAAATGTCAAGCCTAAATAAGGAGTATTTATGGCCACATATGTTTACGTCAAACGTAATACAAAACACCCATATTCGTATCCAGACGAAGATGTAGATTATATACAATTTAAATACGTGCCACTTTCCACTGCCTTCAACATGATTCATAGTAAGCAAATCGGTTGGGAGCGAGCTAAGAAGGGTGACTATGCCCACTGGGTAAAACTAAGAAAGGAACAACCATGACTAAGCTACATAAAAATACTTTAGTTTTAGATTACGAAACATTTTACGATGTTGGCTATTCTCTTACTAAAATGTCTACTGCAGCATATGTCAATAGTGAAGACTTCTACGTTTGGGGCGTTGGTGTCAAGTGGAATGACGAACCCACAGAGTGGATATCAGGCGAAGATATACCAGCTATGTTTGAACAAATACCCTGGGATGAGACCACACTTGTATGTCACAACACTTTGTTTGACGCTTATATTATGACTCAAGTCCATGGTGTAAAACCTAAATACTATTGTGACACTGCTGCAATGAGCCGCGGATTGTTTCCAAACCAATCTGCAGCACTGAAAAGTGTATGCGAACGTTTATATCCAGACGACAAAACTATGCGTAAAGGCGATGAATTAGTTAATGCCAAAGGTATACGTGACCTAGATCCAGAATTAGAGAATGTAATAGCTGGATATTGTATACAAGATGTCGATCTAACTTGTGCAATCTTTCACAAGATGATTCAGAATTTCCCTAAAAGCGAACTTGATCTTATTGATCTAACGGTCCGCATGTTTGTAGAACCTAAACTAGTACTCAACCGCCAACTCTTGATAGACCACAAAGAACAAATAGCTTCTGAAACTGCACAAAAGATTGCGGACAGCGGTACAGACAGAGAAACACTGGCTTCACAACCTAAGTTTGCAGCACATATTGAGTCTCTTGGCATCACTGTACCTACAAAGAAGTCCCCCCGCACGGGTGAAATGATTCCAGCATTCAGTAAATCAGATGCAGGTTACACACAAATGATGGATATGTACCCTCAGTACAACCATGTATGGGCTGCCAGAGAGGCTGTAAAATCACGCATAGAAGAAACGCGTGCCGAACGTTTTCTAACTTCAGTCAACAAAGACGGTACGTTTTCAGTTCCGTTACGTTACTATGCGGCCCACACTGGTAGATTTGGTGGTTCAGAAAAGATTAACTTACAAAACCTTCCCAGAGGTTCAAAGCTCCGCACTGCATTACAAGCTCCAGATGGTAAACTGCTTTATGTAGCTGACTTATCTAACATAGAAGCTCGTATGCTTGCTTGGCTTGCAAATGAACAAAATCTGCTCAAGTCGTTTGCTGCTGGTAGGGATGTGTACTCTGAATTTGCTTCTGAGATATACAATCGTCCTATTACTAAAAATGACAAACTTGAAAGATATGTAGGTAAAACTGCTATCTTAGGGCTTGGTTACGGTATGGGTAAAGACCGTTACAAAGACACACTCCAGAATGGAGCTATCGCAGTAGATGTTACAGAAGAAACTGCACTTTCTATTGTAACTGCTTATCGTACTATGTACCCAAACATTCCCAGTCTATGGAATGTATGTAAACAGTTTTTGTATGGAATGATGGATCGAGCACAACACGGTAATGTATTTGGGCCCATTACAGTTTCAAACAACGCCCTCGAGCTGCCGAATGGTATGTTCTTAAAATACCCTCACTTGACATACAGTTACGGTGATTTCTTGTACACTCAAAAGATAAATCGACCGCCGATACGGACTCATGGACCACGTGTATGTGAAAATGTTATACAAGCACTATCGCGTATTGTCATTACAGACCAGCTGCTTGCCATCAATACTAGTATGCCTGAAGTAGATGTTGTACTTACAGTGCACGATGAGATTATATGTGTAGGTCCTATGACAAATCCAAACGAGACATTGGATAAAATTATAGCTATAATGAAAACACCCCCTTCGTGGTGCAAGGATTTGCCCTTAGACGCTGAAGGCGGTTACAGTAAAGTATATGATAAATAATGAGTAACCTAATACTAACAAGACGGTTGGGTGAATCTATTGTTCTTTACAAAGAAGACCAGCCAGATGAGGTCTTGTGTAAACTCATAGTAACTTCACTAGGGAACAAACAAGTCAGACTCGCTTTTGAAGCTGATGTCGACTTAAAAATAGACCGTAAGGAAATATATGACAAGAGACAATAAAGGAGAATATGTATGGAAGTTGTCTTTCTTAAAGCAAAACAACACCTTATCAAAGAGATATCGTTAACTTCAAAAAAACCATATCCACTAGCTAAGAATTTTACTTCTCATCATCACAAGCTAGACAAAACCCATGAAGGGTTTACAAAACTTTATGATTATCTAATTAAGTATGCAAAGTCAGGAGCAGCTTTACATAAAGGATTACTAAAGAAAAAACTAAAAAACGAATCTAGAGCTATGATGACGGACCGTGTAGCTAAGACGGACTTACTTGTTCTAGATCTAGACGGAGTTGAATTCCCAATAGCATCTTCTAAATCAACTTTAAATACTTTTGATATACAAACTATTGCCGAACAGTTTGTTACATATATGCCTCCAGAGTTTCAGGATGTAAGTTATATTGCACAAGCATCTGCGTCCCTGGGCTTAAAAGGTAACAAAGTATCAATGCACTTATTTTTTATACTGAAACATTCAGTGCATCCAAAGGTATTAAAAGAGTGGTTTAAAGTTTTAAATTACGAAATAGATTTTTTAGCTAACCAACTCAAACTTTCAGCTAATGGTCAAAGTATAGCTTATCCACTAGATGTTAGCTTAGCGGATAACTCAAAGCTTATTTATATTGCACCACCTAAATTTGTAGATGGTGCACAAGACCCCATTGCGGGTGAAAGGTTTGTATGTATTACTCGTGGTGAACCAACCGTGGATATAGATCCTTTGTTAAAGGATGTTAACCCAGAAAAAGTTCATAGCGTTGGAATACAAATTAAAGATGGTTTACGTAAAAAAGCAGGACTTACTAAGAAACGCGAGCGTGTTACTACTGTAAACATTGGAGGCGAATCTCAAGAAGTTTTGCAAAACCCTGACAGAATGACTATAGAAATCTGTAGGGTAAGTGAACCTTATGTTAACTGTAATATAAACGGAGGAGACAGCGGTGCCTACTATTTTATTCTTACCAACCCTCACTATATGTACAATTTTAAAGGTGAGCCTGTATTTGAAATACAAAAAGCAGATCCAGACTTTTACAAAAGCATCTTCGAGATCTTTGCAAAACAAATGGACGGCGGAAAAGAAGTCAGACCAGTAGTACTAAGAGACTTTTATACAGATACTTTTTATAACGGTGTATTTGATACAAATAAAGAACAGTTTACTGACGAGTTTCCACTTACGCCTACACAAAAAGGGTCCTTAGAAGGGTTTATGCGTACACATAACCGCCCTATGCCTGACTTTGTACCTGATGCACAAGTAGTTTTTGATCCATCTTCAAGTGTAGGTATTAACTTAGATCAGTCACCTTATTTTGTAAATTTGTTTAGAAAAACTAAATATCTTTTACAACCTGATTTAAAGATGCCTGAAACTGAATATGGAGAAGCGGCTAACTTTGTTAAATACATACCAAATACCTATAGTCTTATTAAACATATTTTAGGTAATGGTCAAACAGAAGTAGAACATTTTATTAATTGGCTTGCTTATATATACCAAAACAAACGTAAAACTATGACAGCATGGATTTTTACAGGTGTTCCTGGGACTGGTAAAGGTTTGTTTGTACACAGGATACTTAAACAGTTGTTTGGAGAAGCTCAAGCTCCAATGCGTTCTTTAGAAAATATAGAAGAACAATACAACTTATACATGCGTACGGCCCTCTTCTTAGTTGTAGACGAATTTAGAATGGGTGACTCTGGCAACATAGGTCGTATGGCAGACAAACTTAAACATCAGATTACAGAACCGACACTTACGGTCCGTGCTATGCGTACAAACCAGGTAGAACTTCCTAGCTATTGTAACTTTATATTTCTTACCAACCGAGCTGATGCAGTTAAAATAGAAGACGGAGATAGACGTTACAACGTATCTCCCCGACAAGAACGTAAGTTAGAAAAAGCATTACCTGATTTACTTACAAAGCTACCTGAGCTGGAGTTAGAACTGTTTGCTTTTTCAGGATTACTCAGAAACTTCAAAGTAGACGAACGTATGGCTCACACTGCGTTAGAGAATGATGCTAAGAAAGACATGAAGCTTGTTAGTATGTCAGTCCTTGAAGAGTTTGCTAATGCAATCAAACAAAACAACTTAGAGTATTTTGTAGAGATTTTAGATATACCGCTTACAAACACGTTTGATGCTGGGGGAATAAGTACAGCACAGCGTTATGTAAAAAATTGGGTGGCTTCTATAGGTACAGAAATGATTATACCTATGCAGCACCTTAAATTAGTGTATGATGTACTTACAGATAACAGAAAAACATTATCTGTAAGAGACTTTACTAAAGCCATGAGTCGACTAAGTATAACTACCACTCGTAAAAGAATGGGTGAAGGTGAACATAGATCGGCCCCCAGAGGTGTGTTACTAACTTGGGTCTTAAGTAAAGAACTACAAGAGTCATTAGCTGAAGAACATTTTGATGCTAAAGATATGGAACTTATAAACAGGAATACTGCTAATAAGTAAATTATGGTAAAGCTTGTACAAGACAAGCGTCCAGATCTCGATAGTGTAATCGAGCCTGAGACTCCAGAGGAGCTAGGACTAATCCCAGCTTGGTCTCACTCGACTCTCAAAACATTTGAAACTTGTGCTTATCGCAGCTACATAGCTAAAGTTAGACGTATACAAGAAGACTACGGCCCTGCTGCTAAACGTGGTAGTGAAATACATCAAAAAGCTGAAGACTATGTAAGTGGTAAACTAGATCAATTTCCTATTGAACTTAATAAGTTTAAATCTGAATTTAAAGAGTTAAAAGAACTATACCAGTCAGGTACTGTAGAACTTGAAGGTGAATGGGGTTTTACAATTGACTGGCAGCCTTGTGGTTGGTTAACACCTGAAACCTGGGGTCGTATAAAGTTAGATGCAATTGTACATGAAACAGAAACTTCAGCTCGTGTTATTGATTACAAAACAGGTAAAATGTTTGGTAATGAGATAAGCCATTCACAACAAGCACTGACTTATGCCATTGGTAGTTTTTTTAAGTTCCCTGAACTACAACATGCTCAAACAGAGCTATGGTACTTAGATCATGGAGAAGTTACTATACAAGCTTACACCCGAGATGAAGCAATGGTATTCATGCCTACGTTACATCAACGAGCTGTAACTATGACAACAGCAACTGAGTTTCTACCTAACCCATCTAAAATAAATTGCAGGTGGTGTTCTTATGGTAAGGGAGAATATCCAGTTTGCCAACATGGTATAGAATAGTTATAATAGAATGCTAAATACAAATACAGTTACAAATAATAAATACAGGATACAAATATATGAGTATAAATACTTCCGTTCCACCTCCCTACGCACACCAAACTGACACCACTACTTTTATTACCGATCACCCTAGATGTTTCATTACATCTGATCCAGGCACGGGTAAAACTCGTTCTGTATTAGATGCCCACGTTCTACTAAACTGCACTACTTTGGTTCTGGCTCCTTTATCAATACTAGAAGCAGCTTGGTTAGATGACATAAAAAAGTTTCAACCCACTATAAACTGCGGTGTAGCTTATGCTAAAAACCGTAAAAAAATATTTGAAGATAAAACTTTTGACATGGTTGTAACTAACTTTGAAGCTGTTACTTACCTAGTTAAAAACCCTGAAGTCCTTGAAAGATTTGATACTTTAGTTGTAGATGAATTTACAGCGTTTAAAAATAAAGATTCAAAACGATCTAAAAATCTTAAAACTCTAGTCGATAACTTTGATCGCAGAATATTTATGTCTGGTACTCCTAACAGCAATACTATATTAGACTTATGGCACCCAGCACTCTGCGTTGATGACGGCAAACGTTTAGGTAATCGTTTTTACTCATTTAGGAATCAAGTATGCACTTCTCGTTTTAATGGCTTTGCTAATGAATGGATAGACAAACCAGGTATAGAAGAAACGGTTGCACAAATGCTAAGCGACATTACAATTCGACACGCTCTAGAGGATTGTATAGATCTCCCTAAAAATATTGTACGCACTCTATACACAGATTTGTCCCCTGCAGTGTATAAAATGTACAAAACGCTGCAAGAATCTTCAGTGTTGTACACTAAAATGGGCACTATTAATGCAGTACACGCAGGCGCCAGAGTCAAAAAGTTATTACAACTTGTTTCTGGCGGGGTATACGATGAAGAAGGTAACGTACAATACTTTCACGAGCAGCGTCACGACATGGTAATGGATCTAGTTTCAGTCCGTAAACACAGCATTGTAGCTTTCAACTGGAAACATGAGCGTGATGCTTTGGTTACAATGGCTGAGAAGAAAAAGATTTCGTACGCGGTTATTGACGGTGAAACACCTGCTAGTAAACGTACAGGTATAGTCCAGCGGTTTCAAGCAGGTCAAATACAAGTCCTATTTGCTCATCCACAATCTGCAAGTCATGGACTTACGCTTACTAAAGCAACAACCTGTATTTGGTGTAGTCCTACATACAATGCAGAGCACTTTCAACAGTTCAATAGACGTATCCACAGAGCTGGTCAAACGCAAAAGACTGAAACAATTCTTATTGCAGCACGTAATACTTGGGAAAAAGAAGTATACAAAAAGCTTAACGGTAAGTTGGGCAAGATGGAAAACTTACTACACGTACTTACTAAACTATATGCACAGGAGGCGGCATGAGTATTGAAGAACAAACTATAGATGATTTATTAGACACTTTAACTTCTACTAGAGGAGAGATAAAAGCTCTGCAAGAAGTAGAGAAAAAGTTAAAGTCACGTCAAAGAGAACTAGAAGCAACATTGATGATTAGACTAGACCAACAAGGTATAGATCGAGTCGGCAATGATGTATGCACTGTGTCTTTGAAAAAAGAGATTGTGCCTACAGTAGAAGACTGGGACAAAGTACAACAACATGTTCGAGACACTGGACAGTTTGAGTTGTTACAGAAACGCATGTCGGCTACTGCTTATAGGGAGCTACGCACTATGAACTTAGATGTTCCTGGTGTGAAGCCAACGGAGTTGACCAGAATTAATTTCAGGTCAAAGTAACATTAACCAAGAAAGAAGGACCATGAAACATGGACAAAGATAAAAAAGCAGTATCTCTGGTATCTAGTACAGTGCCAGCTCATGTTACAGAAGCCCAAGGCTTAGGTAACGAAAACGTTACAGCTGCTGATTTACAAACTCCCAGAGTTAAACTTCTTCAACAAATGAACGCCGAAGTTGATAAAAGCAACGGTGCGTACATTGAAGGAGCTGAGCCTGGGTTGTTGTTAAATACAGTAACTAACGAGCTATACGGCAAAGAGATTTATGTGTTGAATATTCATTTCAACGATGAATTTGTCATTTGGCGTAAGCGGGACAAAGGTGGAGGTTTAGTAGGTACTTGTGCTTCAGCAAGCGAAGCAGATGAACTTATAGCCCAACAATCTAGTAGTGCAGATGACTTTGAAGTAATACAAACTCACAGTCATTTGTTAATGAGAAAAGACGCTGACACTGGAGAACTTATAAACACTCCTTTTAAGATGGACTTTTCTTCGTCTAAACTACGTGTATCACGAGAATGGAACACTCAAATTGCACAACTAGGGGGCGACAGATTTTCTTCCTTATGGAAGCTATCTTCTGTTTCTACACAAAACCGCAATAACCAAAAGTTTCATAATCTCTCCGTTGAAAGCCAAGGATGGGTCGTAGACGAAGACTATGAAAAAGCGAAAGCTGTTTACAAAGCGGTTAAACAACCTGCTGCTAAATAGTAGTTGCGAGAGGGGTCGTGCACGAAGAGATAAGTAATTGCGAACATCATAAAAACAACAATTACTCGTGCATAGCCCCTTTTTTATGTTATTCTTACTCGGTGAACGAAAGTCAGTTTATAAATAAAATACATAAAAAGCTTTCTACCCAAGTCTATCGTTGGAAAATAAACGATCCTTACCACGGAGGAGTAGCTGATGCTTACTACAGTGGGCCAGCCGCTTCGGCGTTTGTAGAATATAAATACAAACCTATACTACCTGTAAAAGACACCTCTAAAATAAACTTTGGTTTATCTAAACAACAAGAACTTTGGCTTACAACCCAGGTAAATCACCAGGTTCCTGTGTATGTTGTTGCAGGATGTGAGAACAAAATAATACAACTAACTACTAATTTTGGATCTATAAATACGTATACAAAAAAAGATTTTACTAAAGATTGTATAGATTTAGATGAATGGATAAACACACTGCAAGAACATTGCTTGCATACAAACGGAAAAAAAGATGACTGACTTTGTAAACAAACCTCCACATTACACTGACCAGGGGCCCATTGAGTGTATAGACGCAATTCAATCTGCTATGTCTGCAGAACAATTTGAAGGCTGGCTGCGCGGGAATGTACTCAAATATCTATGGAGATATCCAAGTAAAAATAAAATAGAAGATTTAGATAAAGCATTATTTTACCTAGACAAACTAAGATCTGTTAAGATAGAGTATGAATCTACACATGATTTTAAACAAAGAGGTAAAAAATAATGGCTATGGTAAAAGTAAAAGGCGTTAATGTTTCATCTCTAAACAAACGCCAGCAAACTGCACTTAAAAAACACGCTAAACACCATACAGGTAAACACATAAAAAGTATGGTTGCCATGATGAATCGTGGTTCTACATTTACTGAATCTCATAAAAAAGCTATGAAAAAAGTTGGTAGATAATGGGACGAAACTACAAAGAAGAATACAGAAGATATCAAGGTACACCTGAACAAAAGAAAAGAAGAGCAATGCGTAACAAAGTCAGGCGTGCTGCGCTTCGTAACGGTCAAGTACGTAAAGGCGACAACAATGACATACACCATATAGATGGCAATCCAATGAACAATAGTCCATATAACTTACGTGTTGTTAACAAAAGCAAAAATAGATCTTTCCCACGAAACAGAAATGCTGGAAAAGCCTAATGGCAACAGTAAAAGAGTCTTTTGCAAAAATAGAAGCGCACGAAAGAGAGTGTGCCATTAGGTACGAATACATAGAGAAACGACTCGATGAAGGGTCTGCTAAGTTTAAAAAACTAGAAAATATGATATGGGCTGTGTACCCATTTATATTAGGTTCTATAGTCCTATCGAAATTTTTAGATTAAGTTACAGGCGTAAACAACCCAGTTTCTATCAATTTATCTCTATTAAGTTGATGCGACACTTCTACATCATCTTTATTTTGACCGTAATAAGCTACTGCTAGATAATTGTCTACCAAAGCTTCGTTAATATTTAAGTCATCTATTATTAAAGTACCTAGTATACGACCAAATTTACCTTTTGAATCCTTTAAATGTGTTTGGATTACAAAGTCTTTACCCGAGCTAACCATTTGTACAATAAAGTTTTTAGCTAATAAACCTCTAACTTTTTCATCTTTATTTCTAGTTCTGCACTCAGGTGTATCTATTGCATACAATCTTACCCTGGCCTTATGTAGTATAGAAAAACCTAAATCTAAAACTACATCTACTGTATCTCCATCCACTACTCTGTCTATTTTACATTTATATTCGTACATCTAACTCCCCTGCTTAATTGTAATTGAAGAGGCAGTTCCACCATTCGTACTTACCTGGTTTGTTTTACCCCCTTGTTCTATTCTAATATCATAACTTCCTTCTTTAGAAACTTGTAGTTGTAAGTTGTTTTCTACTTGTCTAATAAATTTTACCTCACTCTCGTTAACAAATGTGCTTATCTGAGTATCGCTATCAAATCCTATAGCTGTACCTCTTACACCTTGTTCGCTTAAAGTACTACTTGCTTTAGAAAGCTCATCTACTTCTTGTATTATATCTAATAAATCTTCAAGAAAATTAGCAGCAAGATAATCTATATCAAGTTCTGTGTATTCTAGGTCATCTTCTTTTAGTTCATCTGTATCAAGTTCATCAAACTCAAGAAAATCAACATCTAAAATACCACTGTTATTTGCACTAGTTTCCTCACCTGTGCCATCTTCAGCTGCAGACGGTGGGTTTACAATTAACATGTTATCAATCATAGAAACATCAAGATCAAGAATAACAGCAGGGGTAGGAGCTGTTTCAAAGTTGTACACTGTTGTACTTTCGTATGGCTTGTTTAATATAACTTGTCCTAAAGCAGTATCAACTGTTATCTCTCCACTCGCATTACCAAACTCATCAGGCAAAAGTATAACCAAAGCTTCACCTGTTTCTTTTACAGTTATTGTAAAGTCCGTCCCTCTTATACCTACTACTGCTGCATGAGTTCTAATTGTAATGTTATCTTTTGGTATACGTGGCTTTTTGCTAGATATAAAACGTCCTGTTCCTTTGATAAAATTCAAAGCCATAGTTGATTTAGCAGGGTCAGGGTCAAACACAAACTCATCTATTACAACGTTGCTGTGTTCAGTCAAACGTATAGTTGTTTCATCTCTAAACGTTACACCCATACGCCCCGCTGCGGTTTCTAGTTTGTCCATAGAGTTTAGTGAAAAGTTAATTTCACTCTCATATGGCTTGTCTCTTACTACTCTGGTGTTTCCTTTTAACTCTGTAATATTACCAATATCAACATCCAACGCTTGAGCCCTGGTCATTTTGCTGTACGCATACGGATCCAGCGTTTCCAGAAGAAGTAATGCGCAACCAATCATTGTCTTGAGTAGATGTTTGGTCAATGTCAAAGCTCCTTGTATTACCATCATGTTCTAATTTAAAGTAACCACCAGCGTAGCCTGATTGTACAACATCTACTGTATTTGAATCGCCATCAACATCTATGTAGTTTGTACCTGAGTCAACATCTAGATCAATATGAACAGTATTACTAGAACCTTGCACTATTGTATCTACATCTGCACTACTAGCTAAAGCATTAGTAGCTAAATCTAATGTAAAGGTGTTAGTCGACCCGTCCACGTCCACATTTACGTTTGATGAATCTGCACTATTCGCATTACCAGGATCTACTTGAATAGTATACGAGT